CACAGTTGTGGTAGGAGACTATCATGACAACTCCTGCCGTGACGATCAGCGAGTCAACTCGGGACCAAAACGTTCCCGGGAAGATCACGTGGTGGAATCCCCCCTCGGGGGGCCCACGAGTCACTGCCGTTAACGGGGGTGGGTATCTGACCCACACCTACCGTCAGCGTCCTGCATCGGGTACTTCACCGATCAGGGCAGATGGATCCCGCGCACCGCGTGCGTGGAACCATAGCTGGAGGATATCGTATGGCATCCCGAGCAGTTGGGGTGCGAATTATACGACGACTAACGGCACTCGGAATAAGACTCTGCAAATGACCGCAGACCCTTCATTGGGTTGTCCTATTCCGGCTAACCCACAGCTCAGTTTCTTTAGTGCTGTGTGTTCGCAGGTCGGTGCCCCGTGGCTTCTAGGAGGGGACATAGATTCGTTCCCTCTCCAAAGTCGGCTAGAGGCGGTAACCCGCTTTCGGCTCAAAGCCCTCGATCAGAAGGCAGACCTAGGAGTCACGCTGGGTGAGCTCCGCTCCACTGCTCGGTTCCTTAAAGAACTGTGCAGTGGTGTGTCTTCGACCGTCCATAAGATCGCAAATCGATTGGATGATCGGAGCCTTTCGCGTCTGGCAGACCGGCCTCTTCGTGAGGTTCGGAACCTGTCCCGGCGTGAGAAGCGGAAGCTCGGCACCGGGCAAACAGTACGGGTCCTTCAGAAAGACCGCGACATTCAGCGACGTCGTCACGAGTCACTGAACCAGTATCGGAGGCGTCTTGCCGCCGAGAGGTCGATCATCCAGCAATGGATGACGTATCAGTTTGCTGTCAAGCCCTTGGTTATGGACCTGGTCTCGGCCACTGAAGCCCTGTCTTACTGGGCCGTGGAACGGAAACAACCGTTCCGCTGTACAGTGAAATCGGGTGCCGAGCAGGAGATTCGCGGGCATTACATCTTGTCCCGCGGGTTTCTTGAAGGACTCCAGGTCCAGATGACGCAACCCTACGTGGCGAAGTACAACTGCCACTATTCGGGGGTGTTCAGCGTCGACCCGAGCACAGACCGTGACGTACGGTCACTAGGCCTGGGAAATCCGGGTTTGGTCGCTTGGGAGTTGGTTCAGTTCTCCTGGTTGTGTGATTATGCAATCGGAATCGGGGACTGGATCAAGCAGATGACGTCACTCGACCATATGCAATGGATCGAGGGCTGCGTCTCGCTGTTGGGCAGGTTGAATTCTGCTGATAGCGAGGTTACGCTGAAAGCTACAAGCCCCAGTGGGGCCGAAACTTTCGGACGTGGTCTGCGTGTCACCGAAGTGGGTCGGTTTGCTCGGGTTGTCTTGACGAAGACGCCTGGTCCTGCCGCACTCCCGCTTCCGAAGAAGCGCCTGGGTCTGACCCAGGTTGCAAATGCTTTGGGAGCGCTCACTGGGTTGCTTGATACACGCAACCTTCGTATCTAACGAACCGATCTACCAGAGGTAAATCATGGCAAACATCGTTCTCGATGGTGTCACCTACACCGGCCGCGGTCTGGCGAACCAGATCGCGACGTGGGTCAATGCCGCAAGCGGCATTCTCGCGGCGTTCGGACGCGTCACTGCTTCGGTATTCCTTCCCACTCGCAAGGGTGAGAAGGCGAAGGTCCAGTGGCACATCCGGATTCCGGTGGTGACTGACGAGCCTTCCTCCTGTGCGTGCCCTGGTGACGTGGTCGATGAAATCGACTGCTACATCACGGTGCGTGCAACACAGGGAGTTTCTGCCACCGTTCGTGAAGACATGGCGGACCAGATCAAAGATCTGACGGCTTTGGCCGATTTCAAGGCCAGCATCGTCAGCTTCGATCAGCCGAACGGTTAATCGTCGGCGAAAGGGCCTTCGGGCCTGGGTTCACCTCCTATAACATCCTGAGGATGCGAAAATGACTTTGAAAGTCAGGTTTCATGACGGTGAATGCGTTCCCACTCTCCTCGCAGAGTCCCTTGGCGTCAGCGATGACGCTGGGGGGATCTGGGGGAGTACGCTCGACTGTTGCCGAGCCTTCGCGTTTGACTGCGACAACTCTTCGGAGTTCCGCGACTGGTACCTCCGTTCGGAGGCATTCAGCAAATACGAAGACGGTGACAGTTCTATGGTGGCCACAAAAGAACAACTGGCCATCACGAGCTTCTTGGAGTCAGAGCAGGTTTGCCGCGAGGCGAATCTGAGACTCGTGGGATGGGACTACGACGCACGTATCTCTGTGCGTATTTGGCGGCGTGCGCGAGCAATCGTGCACGACCTTCTCGGTAACTTCGATCGGAACAAGCTGATCGGGTTCTGCCAGTTCGGTCCCGGCGCAACGGCTGACCTCCCTCGAAGGAAGGCTCAGACGCATAATAAGTGGTCTTGCCAGACCACGATCACCGAAGGAGCTCTACCCTATTACTGGGCGTTCCGGCGATGGTCAAACATCGACCTAACCGAACGTTTGGTAATTTCCCTAGGGAATAGGGTAACCACGGTCCCCAAATCCTATAAAGCCCGCCGCTTGATAGCGGTGGAACCCACCTGGAGTAATTTCTTCCAGGCGGGCCTTGGCCGTTACATCAGGTCAAGGTTACGGAAGCGGGGTCTGCTACGGCCTGATGCACAATACGTGCACAGGGAACTTGCG